ACAGAAAAGTGCAGCGATAATAAAACATCAATTATCGATATTGGATTCGAAAGTGCGCGCCATTTGCAAAGCACAACCGTCGCATCCGTGGTGTAAGGACGGAAATCAATTAGTTAAAGCGAAATGGAGGTAGTAATTGGCGAATCCTAACGATCCGAAAAACCTACTTAAAAGCGCAAAAATACAAAAGGATATTGCAAAGGCTGCATCTAATACTGAGGATGCACAACGGGCTGTTCTTGCCGTTGTAGATGCAATAAATAAAGGACTAATCAGTTCAGAAACACAATTAGCAAAAGTCTTATCGTCACTCAAGGGTGCAGATTTCAAATCACTAAAGGCTTTAAATAAAAACTTTGCGGATTCTGGCGACAAATTAAACGATTGGGTATCGTATCTAACTAAGATCGAAAAATTAAGTAAAAATCAGTTAGATATCGAACTGGAAATTAGTGATCTGAATGAAGAGACTCGTAAGTTTTTACGAGATCATTTAAAGAATACCGATAAACTTCTTGATACTACTGAAAAAATACGTGATGTCGAAGAGGAGATCTCCGAACAACAAGAAATAAAACTCGATTTCAGTGAAAGACTTTCGAAAGCGTTTTCTGGTATCAATCAACAACAACGACAACAACTCGAACTTGCGTTATCGACAAATCAAACATACAGTGATATTTCAGCGAATTTAGCGAATTCGTTCGACATACTAAATTCATTCAGTATACCGAATATATTTGCGGATCTAATCGGTAATACTGCACAAGATGTTAAAGATACTTTCGGTACAGTATTAAATAATTTATCGGCCGAAAGTTTCGAATTATTCGGCGAAACTTTGAACTTTACAGATGCACATTCACGACTCGAAACATTTAGTAGTGAAGTTGAAAATAAATTGACTGAATCGTTCTCAACAGCAATGCAACAGTCTGCATCAGAATTCGGTGTCTCTGTTGATACGATGACTGCATATATCGATCAACTCCGTTCAGATCTTGAAGGTAATTCGGTTCAAATATTGTCACCGGACCAAATTAGTGAAATCGACAGCGCATTGCAGAATATGGGTGATGAAGCACGTGCTGCGTTTCAAATTGCAACACGAAGTGGAATAGTATTTCAAGGAGAGATGCAAGGTATAAATGCTGAACTTGCAGTATATCTTCAACGAATGACCCGTGTAGCCGAATCTCGTTCATCTTTTCAAATATCAGCACGTGCAGTCGACGAATTGACCCGTTCGGTTGAACGTCAAATATATGACGTTATGCCGATGTGGATGTCGAATATATTAGGTATTGAAGATGCGTTCACAACGATACGAACATCGGCAACTACCGCATTGAATAAATACGCAGAAAACATATCGAATGGTGCAACGCAAACAGAAGCGTTAGGTGGACTTATAAAAGATTTCGGCGGAAGTCTATCGGCAACACTGACACCGGCAATGCGCTTAGGTTTAATTTTCGGCGGCATTGTTATAGCAGCAATGGCGTTATGGAAATTGATGACCGGTTTAGAAGATAGTGCAAAACAGTACTCTGAGATGTTGGGGGTATCAAGACAACAGGGCGCTGAAATATATAAACAGACATTAGAGATAACAACCGCATCGAATAATCGATTGGCTACCGAAAAGGATATCCAAGAAATATTAGCTGCACATGTTGAGAGGAACGGTACAATTCTTGATTTGTCGAAACAATCAAATCAGGAAATGATTAAATTTGCCGCATCACTCGGTAAAACATACGGAATATCTTCGGCAGAAGCAGCCGGCCTTATAAGTCAATTCAAAGGCATGGGTGCATCAATGGAGCAGTCACAAGGTCTCAGTTTATGGTTAGCACAAGCCTCAGAATTAGCCGGTATTTCATTTAAAGAAGTCACAAAAGATCTTGCAGATTCCACACAAGAAATTGCACTGTACTATCGTGGGATGCCGAAAGATGCAGCCCGTGCAGTGATACAGATAAAGAAGATGGGTATGTCGATGAAGTCGGTCGGTAAAGTGATGGACAAAGCATTAGACATCGGCACATTCTATCAAGACATGACCGAATTATCGATCATGACAGGCGGAACAGCAAATCTCCAAAAGTTTTTCGATTTACGTTTTAGTGGTGCAAAACCTGATGAACTTGCCGGTGAAATCGCAGACCAGTTCGATAGAATGGTTGATTCCGGTGAGGCGAACGAATTCAATATGCGTAAATTTGCCGAAGCGACCGGTATGGAAGTCGACGAATTGATGAAGGGCCGTAAAATACGCAAAGAGTTGAACGGCTTAAGTGCAGAACAGCAAAAACTGTTATTACGTCACATGGATTCTTTATCGGATGCGGATTTGGCTAATTCGGCAAGTGCATTAGCAGCCCATGAACGACTCGATACCCAAGAAAGAATGAATGTTGCAATGGATAAAATGAAAGGCGTTTTGATGAAAGCCTTACTACCATTAGCAGAATCATTAAGTGAAGCCTTTGCGGCCGGCATACCATTTTTGAATGTTATCGGTGACGTATTAAAACTTATCGGTGGCATATTATCGTATACAATAATACCCGCATTTCAAATGATATTGTGGCCTCTACAACAAATCGGTAGTTTATTGCAAGAGGCATACGATTACACCGCAAAACTTTTTGGTGCGGCCGACGATACGGAAAGTGCAATGGGTGGTATCGGTGAACAAACGAAAACCATACTAAAATATATAACAGGGGGAATAAGCGCACTCTTTTTAGTATCTGGTCAATTTTCAAAAGCATTCACATGGCCTTTTCAAATGGTTAAAGGGTTGATACCTGGTGTGAAGGGTGGCGTATTCGATATATTCAAAGGTGGAATTTCTGGTGCAAAGGGATTCGGTGAAAAACTTGTATCGGTATTTAAAGGTGGTGAAGATGGCAGTAAATCACTCGCAGATCGAATTAAAGGTATATTCACTGGCGGTGATGAAGGTGCAAAATCTCTAACCCAACGTTTAAAAGACTTTTTTAAAGGTGGTGAAGATGGCAGTAAGTCTTTGACGGATCGAATTAAAGGTATATTCACTGGCGGTGATAAAACCCCAGTCGATGCTGTAACCGAAACGATAACAGACACAACAACTAATATACCGGCGCCGAATACCGGAGGTGTAACCGAATCGGTAAATAATACACGGAGTGCTTTTCAAAGATTAGGCGATGCGATGAAGAGTATCGGTGAAGGTATAAAAAAAGTATTGGAATTTATTGTAGATTTCATAACACAATCATTACAGAAAATAGTCACTGCCGTATCTAATTCCTTGACAACACTTTCAAGTGCTATCGGCAATTCTTTAAGTTCGATATTTTCTGGTATACAGTCGGCAATCACATCGATATCTTCTGGTATACAATCTGCACTGACATCGATATCGTCTGGTGTTGCATCTGCAATAAATTCACTATCATCTGCGATCGGTAACGCTCTTGGTTCAATCGGACAAGGTGTCGGTATATTTTTACAATCGATACTCACTGGTATAGGTAAAGGATTGGCATCATTTAGTGCAAACGCGTTACTCGGTGCTGCTACACTTGTAGTCGTTGCCGGTGCATTATGGGTTGCTGCAGATGCTTTCGAAAAATTCGCATCGGTTAGTTGGGAAGATTTAGGAAAAGGATTTATTGCTTTAGGTTTATTAGCGGCAGCTGCTATCGGATTAGGATTTGCTTTACCGTTTATCGTTCCGGGCGCAATTGCTATAGCATTATTAGGCGCATCGTTAATACCGTTAGCATTTGCCTTAAATTTAGCAGGACCAGCACTGGAAACGTTTGGCAATATCATATCAAAAGTATTCGATGGTTTAGCACTGATAATAAGCACGGTTACAAACTCAATATCTGTACTATTCGATAAATTCACATCATTAGAACCGGCTAAGTTATTCGGTGCAGCAGCAGGTATAGGTGCAATTAGTGCAGCATTAGTAGCGTTTGGTGGTGGATCGGCAATTGCTGGTGCCGGTGCAGCATTCGGTGAATTTTTTGGTGGTGACCCTATTGAAAAATTTACACAACTCGGTGAATTGGGTCCTAAGTTGCAAGTGACAGCAGCATCGATAAATATGTTAACTGAAGCAATGCAAAAGTTTTCAGGAATAGATGGAGAAGCAATCGGACTCGCAGCCGACGGTATTATGCGTTTAGGCAAAGCATTTGCAACACTCGGTGCCGGTTCGGCAATTGAAGGTATTGGTTCTGCAATCGGTGAATTCATCGGAGGGGATCCACTTGAAAAACTCGAACGTCTTTCAGCAATGTCTAACCCGTTACAGATCGTTGCGAACGCGATTGAAAAAATAGCACAGTCATTGAATTCGCTTTCCGCATCATTAGGTGATGTCGATCTATCAAAACTCGCAGAATTAGGAACGGCGATCGCAGGTACTATCGATACAAATATAAATGATATGGGAGGTGCAACCGCTGGTGCAACGATTAGTGAATCGCCGATATTGCAGTCAATAAATAATCCGGTAGAACAAGGATTCGCTGCACAACAAGCAATCGCTACAGATGGAGTCACGGCAACAACACCTTCAACACAGGTACAGGTTACAGCACCGGCAGCACAAATTGCACCTACAAACAACGTGAAAGATATACAAAGTGCTTTATTGGCAATAGCAAATAGGCCGATAATTGTTAAGATCGGAGATATGGAACTGCGAACACTGAATAAACAGTTTCGTGGTATGAACAACAATATCTAAAAAAAGATACTTATTTAAAAAGAGATATTATGGCAATACCAGTCGGAGTCGGCCCATTCGGTTCATTGGCACCTAAATATTACGAACCGCCGAAAGGCGTAACAAAACCAACAGGTGGTACCGAATTTATAATCACGTGTATCGAACCAGGAGCGGCCGCTTCCAATATATGACAAAACCGGTATACAAAACGGGTAAGGGTTTTAATGGAATGTTTGCGAGTATAAAGATCGGTAAATATGTCGATAACATCTACGGGTTTATCGAATCTGTAAGTGTTAACGTCGACCAAGATTCCCCGTGGTCGATGAAAGAGGGTGTTATAATGCCGTTCTATATGGATGTAAATATGACATTTCGAGTATTGGCAAACAAGAATAACCAGCGTCCTGAATTTAAGGACGGGAATTCTACATTTTTTGACGGTAAACACGATCAAGGGGAAACAGATAAAGAAACAGGAAATAGTGCGCCTGATACCGTAGTCAACTACGAGAAAGATCCACCTAAAAGAAACCCGACACCGACATTCAGTCAAATATTATTACAATCTGTAGGGTCATCATTCAGAAATGCGTTAAAGATATAATCGATGAATAGATACACAATTTCAGTCGATAAAATTCGACACAATGGCGACGGTAAAACGAGATTTGAATCGATAAGATATCCTGAGTTCGATCCGAAAACTACCGATTATTATATAATAACAAAACGTATGGATCGTATGGATTTGATCGCATACGATTGGTATCAGGATGCGACATTGTGGTGGGTAATACAACGTGCAAATAATTTACCGGGCGGTACATTGCAGATAAAACCAGGAACACGTGTTAGAATACCGTGGCCTCTAAACGATTTTGAAATTCAAGATAAATTACGTCAATCACAGTTTTAAAAATATAGAATATGCCATCACCTTTTAAATTAAATCCAACAACCGGCAAGGGCGAATTACAAAAAAGAAGTACACTATGGAAAGTCGACTCGAAAACAACAAAGGGTTGGCAAGCATCAGTAAAAAACCCGGCGTATTGTCACATCGGTTCTTATCCTGATAAAAATTTTACAAATTATAATGCAGTATACGGATCGTTTAAACTTAAACCGATACTCAAATCAGTTACACTCACAATGGGTGGAAATTATGGACTCACAATGACATTAGAGGGTGAGATACAAACATTTACACGAGGGGATTTTGAGAGCGTTGAACGACAATATTGCAGATTCGGTAAAAAATTAAATATCTCGTTCGGTTATGCGAAACCTGCAGATCCGGCATATTCTTCAGAGAAATCAATAGGCGGGTTTCTCGTATGCAAATACAGTTTTTCTACCAATGACGATGGAAGTTGGACATCGAAGTTTACAGCAGTTGCACCTGGTGAAGCGATACAGTCTGCCGACATCACTATGGCATGTACCAATCTATCAGGAATGTCATTTATACTTAAAGATTCTGAAACTGCCACTGTAACTGGACTTGCAGAAATGATGCAATACCACGCACAGGGTAACGGAAAAACAGCAACGAAATCGCAAACTGACGGTTACGTAAATGACTGTAAAGTGGGTGGTTTATGGTTAGGTCATTGCGCAGTATTCGACTTGCGTGAAATGCTTGTGGCTGAAGGTACTGGAAATCGTATATTTTCATGGGTATCCGGTGTTTTTGGCAAAGAGGATGACAATCACTGTTATTACACTTTAGAATATTGTGTAAATATGTGGAACAAAGTCGTATTAGCATCGTATCCTGATATGGCAGGGTCAACAATAGACTTTACCGATTATAGTTATTCGTATATCAATAAATTTATAGCACCAGCAAGGCCTACAGAAGTATTAATGCTTGGAAATAAACTCGGAAACTATAAAAATTCATCAGGTCAGGGTAAAGATTTCGAAACCGTTATCCAATCAAAATCACCTTTTTGCGTAAAGACCAGTGGTGATCGTAATGAAATAAATCATAGATGGATTCTAATAGAGCGTGGAGTTATACTTGCAGCATTGAATGCTGCCAAACCGGAAAAAAAATCGGCAGAATCGAATGATGTAAAAGAGAAGCAGGAAACGAATGTAACTGTTAAACAGTATTTCAACACAATATTCGATGCGATCGATCGTGCAACGGGTGGTGCTATGAAATTACGTTTAGCAATGTCACCCAATGTGTTTGAAGGGTCAAAACTGAATGCGATGACCATTATTGATGAAAACAATGGTCGGTTAGATGCAGCTTTAGACTGTATAGTATTCGATCCAATCGATGGTGACGGGTCAACAAGATCGTGCTCTTTAACATCCGATGCAGGATCTCAAACGTTTCAGGCAGCAATGTTTGCCGGTACACATAAATCCGGTGACACATGCGCTAAAATTGCCGACAAAAATCCACAATTCGAAAGATTGAAAGCGTACACTCAAGCATTGACCTCAAGGGGTCAATTATTGTGGTCGCCCGGTAAAATGCAAAAATCTGGTTTTTCTGAGGAAACGATGAAAGCACTTGAAGAAGCGAATAGTTCCATGGCAGCACATGGTGGACAGGAAAACGTAAACGAAAAATCGAAATACGACCAATTAGTATATCCTGGTTTAGGTATCGATGTTACAATCGATGGTGTATGGGGAATACGACCAGGCTGTGGTATTTCTACAACCCAATTACCGGATGCGTATTCAACAGATAAAGGTATTTATTTTTATGTAGACAGTGTAGTTCACCAATTCGACGGGGAGAGTTCGGATTGGACTACAAAATTGACCGGTAAATTGAATACTCATCATAATTTAGCAGCAATACGATTATAATATGCCATTAAGTCCTTACATAGAACCGTATTACCCACTAAGTAAAATTAGAACTGGACTCTACACGAAAGGTGGCGAGTTCGTACCGTATTTTCGTACATCGGATGAATACGTTGGATTGTATCACGAATTGCCAAATGGTGATTATTGGACCGAAAGTATACCAACTGAAGGCAAGTCGATACGTATTGTGCCTAAAAGATTCGAAGCGTCTGCTGATGTGATACGATATAATCAGATACGACAACGACCCGAAAATCAGTATATAAGTCCGATTCAAAAGTTTCCGTATATTGGTGATGACGATCGACAAACGGGCTTCATATTTAGATTCTTTGTACAGAAAAGAAATTCGCCAGAGAATACGATAATCGAAGTCGATGGCGAACAATACAAAACAATAAACGGTCAAAACTATCCTGGTATAAGCAATCTTGTATGGAATAACTGTACAATACAGTGGCAAATTGCAGGTGACTATGCAGAACAGTTGAATCGAAATGCAGTGATGAAAGCCGAAATTAATTTCCCTGGTATACAAAAATATTTAGCAAATTATTTGGAATTTTGGAAATAAAGTCGTATATTTGATTTTATTTCCACAATTACTTGAAATACATACAAACATATACAGATGTCAATTGGTCTGACATGCTCAACGATATGCTTATCGTTGTACCGGTATTATCTGACCATACGCGACACCGTTGTGAAAATCGTATCAGTTTCGTGTATTTCTATAATTACAGCACCGGTGACGAATTTGTAATCGGATGTAGTCACAGTGATCTTGTAAAAAACGGCGAAAATTGGTTAACAGAGATCAGTTTACCGGAATCGACAATCTGCTATAAAAAATCGATATTATGGTCAAAGGGCATTAAATGTTATGATGCAGATCTTTGTTATTGGTTACAAGAAAATACACCGATCGAAATCGAATATTCACAAGATATAACTGCATATCATAGATGGTATTCAGATCTCCGAAATGTAAACGACATTATACCGATAGTCAATCTAATCGAATACTGTCGGACTATACGAACTAATTTCGAACAGTGCATTTTCAGAATCGAATTCGATGACACTTTGAATTTCTATAACGAAAACGTAATCGAAAACTTTTACCGAATCGAAAACTCAGGTTTACCGATAAATTCCGATAAACTGAAACAATTCTATAATATCAATAAAAGTCGACTCTATACCGAATACTATCCGTATACTGCAACAGGCAGGCCAAGTAACCGTTTCGGTGGTATAAATTTCGCTGCATTAGATAAAGGCACTGGTGTACGTTCGATTATCGAAGTTGAAAACAATTCACAGATGCTAATCGAATTCGATTACGATAGTCATCATGTACGTCTTGTTGCGAAACTTATCGGTTACGAATTACCTGCTGGTAACTTGCACGAATATTTCGGCAGACAATATTTTAAAACACCGGTAATAACAGATGAACAATACGCCGAGTCGAAAACAATAACGTTCAGAATGTTGTACGGTACTATATACAATGAATACAGTGATATTCCATTTTTTAAAATGGTGCAAGAGTACCGTAATCGTTTATGGTCCGAGTTCGACGATATCGGTTATATAAAAACGCCGTTGACTAAACGTAAAATCTATGCGAAAAATCATGAGAATATGAACGCAAGTAAACTGTTCAACTATGTATTGCAGGGCTATGAAACAGATGTGAATTCGTTAATGTTAAACAAAATTCTCAGATATTTATATGAAAAGTATAGTAAAATTGTACTATATACATACGATTCTTTCTTATTTTTGTATGATAAACGCGACGGTAAAAATTTTATAGATGATATTTTAATGATTCTGAATAATTACGGAATGCGTGCAAGTTTAAAGGTAGGAATAGGATACGATAATATGATAAAACCTAAAAGGTAGTTAATGAAAACGATAACATATAAAGATTTGATAAATAAATGGTTTGCACAATTAGATAAAGGTTATGCAAATCCACCATATACGAAAGAGGAATGGGATATATTAGAATCGTTAAAACGAGAATATACAATCATAACAGAAGCAGAACCTGAAACACCAGAAAAACCGGAAAAAGAAAAATCTACTGAAGATGACCGATTCGTAGCGAAGACTGCATTGTTTATGGATTCACCAGAAGCATTCACAGAATATATAATAACCAATTATACAAATGGTGTGCAGATACCGGGCTTAGAACTTGTATTTCAAGATCTTTCAAAACTGACACCTGAAAAATTTCAAGATGTAGCTAAAATAATAAATTCTGGTACAAACCGAAATCCTGATGACGGTTCATTCGGTATGGGTGAAAACGAGCAGACTCTGATGCGTCTACTCATTAAACATGTACAAATGCAAACTGGTGACCCAACCGAGTTATTTTTAGCAATAGTCTTAGGTGGTAGAATCAAAGCCGGCACATCAGAAACCGGTGATAGTATTACGAGCAACGTCGATATCGATGGTACACGTGGTATTATAGTTAAAGACTTTGCTTTGATACCGGAATTGGATTTCGGTAAGTTGTCACCTGAAGCGATTGAGGCATTGGAAGACGTTTTCGAAATGGCGAATGTAGTGTTAGACCAACAACAAAAACCAGAACTGCAACGTGATTCTTTGAACGACATATTTCGACTAATGTCAGATCCTGAAATTATTGCAGAAATCAACGAATTACTGAAACTCTATCAAACTACCGAAATAAAAGTTGTACAACGTTTAGGAAAAAAGGTAGCGAACATATTAGGTGATAAATCGCCTGAACAATTAGTTATCACTTTTTTCAATTTGTTCGACGAATACTTACGAACAAAAATAACTCAGACCGGCTATTGGTCGACCGTCGACTCGGAAAAGTTCACGGTGTATTTAGAACCCTCATCTGATATTTATAGTATACTCAAATCCGATATCGAAAACCGCAGAATTTCAAGAGCGATATCGAATTTAGAATCGTATTTTGTTAAGGTGAAGGGTGAATCAATAAACAAAAAATTGTTGGCATAATATGAATTTTGAAAAAGCAGTAGTAGAATGGTTTGCGAATTTAGAAAAAGGATACGCAATACCACCGTACACCAAAGAAGAAATCCGTGTACTCGAACGTATTGTCAAATCACAAGCAACTGTACTAAATGAGAATGCAGAATGGGATAAACTTATAGCGGATAAGTTTCCAAATGGTGTGCCTGATCCAGTTGGTACGTATAAAATACCACAAGGAAAAACTGGCCCTATTAGTATTGCACCGGGTGATAAAAAGGTCTATGAAACATTGTTTAAAGTAAAACCTGGTGCAGGTGTGGGTAACGGCGAACTTGCGTTGTATTGGTTATTCAGCAAAAGTACAACTGTCGAAAGCACAGGAAAAGGTGCAGCTGCCGATCTACGTATAGGTGGCCTTAATTGCGAAGTTAAATCGTATAAAAAGCATGACGGTAAAATAAAACTTGGGAAATTCAAAGAATTACGTAACTCAAGACAGATCATTTCACGTGTATTTGGTATTCTAAATCTTACAAAGGCGTTTGACCGAAATTCCGATTCGAGTTTCTTTACCGAAACTAAATTCACAGTAGAGGATTTACGTCAAGGATTTGAAAGTCTACTTGACCTAAATGCGAAACAAATGAAGGCAGAAATCGATTGGGTACTGAAAACGTTTGAAGGTAAAGATAACGATCAGGATCTAGCGAAAGCGTGTATGGCGAAGGTGGTTTCTGAAAAATTGGACTTGAAACCAGGTTTCGGAGGTTATATGATTAATTGTTTAAAGGAAAAACCTACAGATATTAAATCGTTCTATATACCAACAAACGCAGAAGCGATTCTTAGAGATACCGATTTCGATACCCTAAATAAAAATACAGCGGTGAATTCCGGTGAAATTGAATTGAATTATAATGAACTATTCGGATAAATAGAACGAAGGAGCTGATTTGGTGAAAACGCACTTGTTATGTACATTTGTACAAAAATGTGATTTAGGCCTCGTACTCGATTATATACAACGGACATACGAACTTAACTCAAATTTAATATTTGTTTTCAGTAATATAGAGAATCCGCAGCAATTATATTGTACTTATAATGTAGTCGGTAATTACGATTTGACTGCAAATACTATATTGGTGCATAGAAAATCCGATTCGAATACTATTTACACAATAAATGCTCTTAATCAAATTATACGTCAGGTAAATAACGGTCTATTAGACATGACGTATCAAATCGATTGGGCAATGTATACAAATAACCTTATTTTGTTTCAAAATGATGAGATAGTTAAGATAGATTTAAAACTTGAAAAGATTCATAAAGTAAACAGATAGGAAAAAAATGTGTATAATTGCAAGTAAATATATCGATGGTTCACGCGTAATTGCGAAAAATAGAGACCGTGCATACAAAGCATCGATTGAAATTATACATACAGTCATGAACGGTGTTGAGGTTGCGTATATACGGGATACGGTAACCGATTGGTCGGAAGGAATGAACGAATACGGAATCGGAATCTTAAATACTGCATTAATGGTGGGGTTCGATGAGATCGAAGATAAGATAGTTAAGAAAACCGGCAAGCCTTCAAAAGATGGCATCAAAATACGAATGGCGTTATGTCAAAAAACAATGACCGATGCAGTGCAGTTCGCAGTTTCATACGACGGCGGTGTACGAGGTCACACATTTGTATCGAATCCTAAAATGACCGTATCGATTGAAACGACATCGAAACACTCGCCTAAATACGCACTGCACAAAACAAACAATGTCGTGCGTACAAATCATGGTCACTTCTATTCGAACGCAGGATATACGCAAGGTCCTGATTATGTGTCATCGAAAATCAGAAAAATCTCAGCTGAAAAGATGATCGATCGTATTACGACACCAGATGGTATACTCCCGTCATTGCGTAAAAAACTGTATTCCTATGATAGTCCGTTAAATATGCGAAGAGACACCGAAAAAATGCGCACCTCTTCACAATTATTATTAGACTTAGAAAAGCGCATATTTCATTTGGTATTGATAAATAAAAATGTCGATTCGTTCGTAGGTATAAAGCAAGAATTTCCTAAAGGATACACACCTAAAATTACGATTAAAGTGACGCAAGTCGAAGATTAAAAAAAACATTTAAAATTATTTGGAATTCTCAGAAAAATCACTTATATTTGATTTATATTATTTAATTTTTTAAACAGGTTAATTTATGGACTTAAACAAAATTAGAGAGAGGCTTGAATCTCTCACAAATCAAAACAAGCCGTCGGCATCAAAACAAATTTGGAAGCCGCAACCTGGTTCACAGGTAATTCGTATTGTACCATATGTACATAACAAAGATTGGCCTTTTTTGGAACTACTGTTTTACTACGATTTGGCTAAGAAAACTATCATTTCGCCGCAAAATTTCAATCAACCTGACCCAGTTCAGGAATTGGCTGACAAACTGAAAGGCACTGGTGAACGTGAGGATTGGTTGTTAGCACGGAAGATCGAACCGAAGATGCGTACTTATGTACCTATTTTGGTTAGAGGTCAGGAACACGAGGGTGTAAAATTTTGGGGTTTCGGTAAAACTGTATACGAGGAACTTCTGAAGACGATCGATGACCCTGATTATGGTAACATCACAGATCTGAAGAACGGTACCGATATTACAGTCGAATACGAAAAAGCAGCAGACGGATCTTATCCGAAAACAAGTTTCCGTGTTAAGAGAAACACGTCACCTGCAACAACAGATCCTGAAGTGATTAAACTTCTAAAAGAAATGCCTACGGTCAAAGACATATGGGAACCTCCTACATATGAAGAACTGGCGGATCTATTAGACAAGTTTATCAACAACACAGCTGAAGAGGATGCTGCACCTGCTACGGATGATGATGAAGACTTGCCGACAAGTGATTTCTTAGCAGATCCACTCAATCCTTTGAATGGGCCGATTCGTGTAAATGTACCGTCAGCCAAAAAGTCAGCACCAGCAGCTGCTGTGACTAACGATATTGATGCTGCATTCGATGAAATGTTCGGATAACAGAAAACAATATGGCGAGTAAAATTAATGTAGAGACAGTAGACAGTCTTGCAAGTGATTTGGTTTCGACACTAAATACGAAATTCAATCATTCAACCGACAAGGCTGCCTACTTCTTATCGGATGACAAGATCAGTGATGTTAACAAATGGGTACCAACAGGATGCGATATTTTAGATTTGGCAATTGCAAATCGTCCGCATGGTGGTTTTCCGGCAGGTAGAATCATTGAGATCACAGGTATGGAGGCTTCTGGTAAATCTTTGTTAGCTGCGTATGCACTGAAAAGTACACAGAAACAAGGAGGACTGGCGATATACATCGACACAGAAGCCGCTATCAGTAGAGAGTATCTACAAGCAATTGGTGTTGACATTGAGAAGATGGTATACGTTCCTTTAGAATCATTGGAAGACATCTTCGATACAATTGAAGCGACAATTGTAAAGGTACGTAAGACGAATAAAGACGTTCTTGTCACGATCGTTGTCGACTCGATTATGGGTGCAACAACTAAGAATGAGATGAACGCAGAGCATGGTAAAGATGGGTATGCAACTGAAAAGGCGATCGTGTTGTCGAAAGCAATGCGTAAGATAACAAACATGTTAGCAAGACAGAATGTATGTTTGATATTGACGAATCAGTTACGGATACGTATGGGCGTTTCATTTGGAGATCCGTATTCGACATCGGGCGGTAAAGCCGTCGCGTTTCACTCTTCGGTAAGGATTCGATTGAAGTCGTTAGGACAAATTAAAGCAAAAAACTCAGATGGTGTCGAACAGGTAGTGGGAATAAAAACCCATGCGATAGTTCAAAAGAATCGATTAGGTCCACCATTGAAAGCTGTTGATTACGACATATATTTCGAATCTGGTATTGACAATTATGGCAGTTGGTTAAACACCATGAAGACATTCAAATTGGCGAATTCTGGTGGTTACTGGACGATTAAACTATCATACGAGAGTAATAAGGAGCGCGACGAGAACGGTAAACCGGTATTACGAACATTCGATGGCGATGTTGTTAATCCTGAAACAGGTGAATTAAAGAAACTTGCCGGTGAATTGAAATTTAGAAGTAAAGATTTTGGGCAATGGATGGATGCGAATACCGAATTGCGTGAATGGATCTACGATATGATATGCGATCGTTTCGTGATGACGTATAAAGTGAATCGTGATTTCGGAGTAGATGATATTGTAGTACAGGAAGATTTCTTAGGGGAAAACGATTAATTAATTGCTAATTATTTGGAATTCTCACAAAAGATTATTACATTTGATTTGAAATTAAAAAGTAAAATTTATGAAAGGTAAAGGTTATTTATTTGAAGTTGCTGCAATAGGTTATTTGTGCAATGATGAAGGTGATATTTTAGAAACAAACATTGTGTATCCTATCACAAGTATTTTGTCAAAGGATATGGAATCTGCAAAGTTTGAATTGATTCGTAGTATATCTGATGCTGATATTAAAAAGTATGGTATAGATAATATCGATTTGGTTATACGTGATTTCAACACATTTAGTGGGCCGTCAAAACGGACAACTGGAAGTGGGATAACATTAGGAACAACATTAACTACAGGTACTACAGGTTATATTACAACATCCGGTACTAATACTTTAACGTTTTAAGTATGAATAGACTCCAAGAAATGTGGACTAAATTCGGAGATGAATTAGGTACGCCAAGAGGTAAAGATGACCATGTATTGATTATAGATGGATTGAATACATTCATCCGAGTATTCAGTGCCGTGCCTGCATTGAACGATGACGGTATGCATGTCGGTGGAGTTATCGGTTTTTTAAAATCAGTAGGTGCGAATATCCGCCAGTTTCAAGCAACTCGATGCGTTGTCGTTTTCGATGGGACTGGCGGATCTCAGCGCCGCAGAAAACTATATCCTGACTATAAATCGAATCGTAAAAATAAAACGAAAATGAATCGATTCGACGAGTTTGCCGATTTAGTTGATGAACAGGCATCGATGAAAGCACAGTTTAGACGCATCGTCGATTATTTCGACACACTACCAATAACAGTAATATCGATCGATAACATCGAAGCCGATGACGTTATCGCTTACATAACAAAGCAGTATTATGAAACGGCCGACAATAAAATAACTATTGTATCAACAGATAGAGATTTTATTCAGTTAGTGAACGAACGTACAAAGGTTTGGAGTCCCGTAAAGAAAAAATTATATACAGAAGAAAAAATTCAAGAAGAATTTGGAATTCTACCAAAAAATTACTTACTTTACAGAATGTTGTCAGGAGATGCATCTGATAATATAAATGGCGTTGCCGGTATCGGTTTACCTACACTTTTAAAACGGTTCCCATCACTGGTATCAGAACCTTGTACTGTAGACCAATTACTCGAAAACGCATCTAAACAGATCGCCGAAGGTACACGTGTAAAAATATACAATGCATTATGTGAGAATAGAGATCTGATCGAACGTAATTATAAACTGATGCAGTTAAACGATGTCGATATCGCAGCGACTAACAAATTGCGTATAGGTGAATTAATGGATTCGCCAGTGAACAAAATGAATACTAAGACGTTTAAGAGATTGTTTTTAGAAGACAAACTATATGCGAATATTAAAGACGTGGATTCATGGTTAAGAGATACATTTAAACGTTTAGACATATATGCGGGAGCAAAAATTAGCTAATTACGGCTACAAATTTCAGACTAAAATAATCGCATCTATAATGACGGATACTGCATTCGTCAGTCAGATATACGATCTTATAAAATTGGAATATTTCGATTCCGAGTCGGTGAAATTTATCGTTGACCGTGCATTAGAATATTTCAAGAAAAACAAGAAGATACCGACATTAGATGTATTGAAAGTCTTTATCGATAAAGTCGATGACGAGTTGTTAAAACAAGAAATTGTTGCAACACTGAAAGATGCAGTCAAATGTGTGAACGAAACCGATTTAGATTTCATAAAATCTACAACACTCGATTTCTGTAAAAACCAGGAATTGAAGTCTGCGATATTGGAATCTGTTGAACATTTAAAAAATGGTGATTATGATCGAATAAAACAATTAGTCGATGCTGCAATGAAAGTTGGTATGGATACTGACATCGGTATGGACTATTTAGAGATGATCGAACAACGATACATGGAGGATTCACGTTCACCGTTATCAACTGGGTGGCCTGTTGTCGATGAGATAATGAAAGGTGGTTTAGCACCTGGTGAATTGGGTGTTGCTATTGCACCTTCCGGGGCAGGTAAATCCTGGTTATTAGCAGCAATAGGTGCTAACGCGATGCGTAACGGCAAGACCGTTGTACACTATTCATTGGAACTAAGCGAAAACTATACCGGTTGGCGATACGATTGTATATTGTCAGGTATTAGTTTAGATAAAATAAGTCTTCATGTCGATAAGGTAAAAACTGCACTGAAACAAATCGCAGGACAGCTGATTATAAAATGGTATCCTACAAAATCGGTATCACTGATGGGATTGCGTTCACACCTTACTAAGTTACGAATGTTAGGAACAGAACCAGATTTAGTGATAATCGATTATGCGGATCTATTAAAGTTTGGAAATAGTAAACTTGCAAAGCATGAGATACTCGAAGCATTGTATGAAGAACTTAGAGGATTTGCAGGTGAAAACAAAGTTCCTATTTGGACAGTATCACAGTCGAATCGTGAAGGCTTAAATACCGATATTATCGAAGCGGACAAAGCAGCCGGTGCATACGCAAAAATATTTCCGGCAGACTTTGTTATGTCGTTGTCAAGAAAGGCTCAGGATAAATTGTCGAATACGGCAAGACTACACATAATCAAAAACCGTTTCGGTATAGATGGTGTTACATTCCCAGTATACATGGACACATCACGTGGTGTTATTAACGTACATTCAGAAACAAGCACACAGGGAAAAGAGGTATCAAATACAATGAGCACCGACACAGAATACGATAGACGACGTTTGCAGCAAAGGTTTAATCAGTTAAATAATTTAACGTCAGATACGAAAGCAAGTAATTTATTTTAGATACTTATTATTATAAAAAACGGAGAAAAAATGTTCATATACAAAGTTACACACACGCCATCTGGCGAATACTATATCGGTATTTCGAAGCAAGATAAAGGTAAATTCAACGATACAATCGACATCGATCCGATGAAATTTTTTAACGTATACGAAAGTAATGGTAACGGTAGAAACCGTATGGCAGTATGCGCAAAAACAATGTTAGCACACGCCGAAGAACTTTCAGAGATAGAAAAACGTGCAGCAGAAATTGCTAAAAGCAATCAATCGAATCCTAAGTTTTTAGGTTTGAAATTGAAAACAAAAGCGGAAGAATTGGAATCGGCTAAACCGAAAGTGACAACGAAAACAACGTCGGCGCCTTCCGCTCCTACTGATACCCAGTAACATTTTAACACATATCAATTTATTATAAATCGATAGTAGAATATTGATAACTAAAAACTCGTCTATATGACAAACATATTTGAACCTCGTCATACTATAAAGCCGTACGAATATCCTGAATTGATTCAGTACGCTCAAGCGATTATCGACTCGCATTGGCAAGTGAAGGAATTCAGCAGTCAGTTAAAACTCGACATGTTAGAATTCAATACGACTCTAACCGATGTAGAAAAAGAATCGGCAAAACGTGCAATGTTGGCAATATCACACGTAGAACATGCAGTGAAAACATTTTGGGCACGACTCGATATGCGTATGGACAAACCGGAGATTGCGTTTGTCGGCAGTTGTTTTGCCGGTAATGAAGTGGTACATTCGTTTGCATATGCGGAACTGCTTAAGGAGTTAGGTTTAGACGAGGATTTTCAACAACTGATGGATATACCGGCAATTCATGACCGCACTCGTTATTTGAAAAAATATTTAGAGGGCATCAATTCACGTTCGAACAAAGAGTTTACGAAATCATTGATCTTGTTTACACTACTTGTTGAGAACGTGTCGTTATTCAGTCAGTTCTTAATCGTATCATCGTTTTCGAAATATAAAAATAAACTGAAAACGATACATAAAATTATCAATGCAACTGCTCGCGAAGAAATAATCCATGGAAAATTTGGTAGTAATTTAGTTAATATTATCAAAAAAGAAAATCCTGACTGGTTCGATGCGGAGATGGAAGATAAAATTCGACGTAATGCTCGTAAAGCATTTGCAGCTGAGATGAAAGTATTGGATTGGATATTTGAACACGGCGAATTAGATTTTCTACCAAGAAACTGCATCGATGAATTTTTGAAACTACGATTCAATAATAGTTTGGAACTGATAGGATTTTCACCAGAATTCGAAACCGATGAGAATCTATTAGAAAAATCCGACTATCTCACAAACATGTTGTTAGCCACAGCCGATTTCGACTTTTTCGATCAACGAAGCGTCGATTATGCGAAAGGTAAAGATTACAGCGAAGACTCATTATTTGATTAAAAAACGGAATAACATGCAACTCGAAAAGTTTGATTGGCTAACTGATGACTCTCGTACCTTTTTAGATAGAGGATATATAGAAGGTATCACTGCCGAAGAGCGGTACATGCAAATAGCAAAACGTGTAGGTGAGATTAGCCAAATAAACGGTATTGCTGAAAAAGTATACGAATATTCGAAACGCAATCTATTGTCGTTTTCGTCACCGATTCTGAGCAATTTCGGTAATAATAAAGGTTTACCGATATCTTGCAATTTTGGAGTTGTCGATGACACACTGCATTCGATATTGCATGGTATGTATGAGATGGGCATACTTGCAAAAAATGGTGCAGGTACTGCGAAAAACTTATCGGCTATTCGACCATACGGTTTAAAATACGGAAAAGACAAATCAGGTATTTCTGAAGGCCTCATATCTTGGCTAACCGAATACAGTAATATTATTGCGAAGGTAAGTCAAGGAGGTATGCGACGTGGGTTCCTCACTGCATATTGTACTGTCGAACATCCTGAAATCGATTGGTTTTTAGATGTCGGTGCAAACGGTGATGTTAAAAAGTCGCCAGGATACGGCATTCAAAACATAACTACCGGTGTGACAATACCGAAGGGTTGGATCGATGCAATGCGTGCAGGTGATAAAGATAAACGAAAAACCTACGCCAAAATTTTGAAACGTAGAAGTGAGATCGGATTTCCTTATATTCTGTTTGAAGATAACTGCGATGACCAGAAACCTCAAGTATATGTCGACAAGGATATGCGTATATTCACAAGCAATATTTGTACCGAAGTTATCGAATATTGTGATTCGGAAAAGGAATTTACTTGTTGTTTGATGTCACTGAATGCTGCAAAATTCGATGAATGGCCTGACGATCTCGTATTCGTTGCGAATATCATACTCGATTGCGTTATAAGTGAATATATCGCCAAAGGATCTGAAATGCAAGGTTTAGAAAAGGCGGTCAAGTTCGCAACTGAACATAGAGCAATTGGTGTAGGCATTTTAGGTTTCCATGACTATTTGCAAAAGAAAATGATTCCATTCGGCAGTTTGGAATCGTATCAAACAAATGCTAAAATATTCAAAAAGTTAAGAGACGAATCGGATTATGCAAGTAGATGGATGGCAGAGCAATGGGGCGAACCTGAAATGCTAAAAGGATACGGACTGCGAAATACGACACGTATCGCAATTGCACCTACTAAATCGTCATCATTCATCATGGGACAACTTTCACTTTCAGTTGAACCGATTAAGAGTAACTATCATGAAAAGACACTGGCGAAGATTCAGACGACTTACAAGAATCCGCAGTTAATCCCAATACTTGAAAAGCACGGACAAAATACACGTGAGGTTTGGAAATCGATATTGGAAAACAATGGAAGTGTGCAACATTTAGAATTTTTATCGGATTTAGAAAAGGACGTGTTTAAAACGTTTTCTGAAGTTTCTCAAGTCGATGTAATTAAACTTGCAGCACAACGTCAGAAATTTATCGACCAGGGTCAATCTATAAACATAATGATACATCCTGACACTCCACCTAAGGATGTGAGTAATCTTGTATTACTTGCACACGATGAAGGTATAAAGACACTGTATTATCAGTATTCAATTAATGCAGCACAGAAGTTCAATGAGAATTTAATGGTATGTAGCGCGTGTGAGGCATAAAAAATAACGAGAAATATTTGGAAATGTCAAAAAGTTTATCTATATTTGTATTATGATTTTAAATAAGAGAAAACGATGAATAAGTTTACATATAAAGATTTCAGATTCATATTGAATGATAGGAATGGTGACGGATTTTATAGACCTAAATCAGTTGACATACTATTGACATACGAAAACACATCGGATCGTATTACCGAAGAAATTGATATTCTAATTAAAAACTCGATTGATTTACTGAATGGTGGTTTAATCATATCGAACAAAGATGAGAATTTCGAGTATATGATGGGGATCTACAAGAATGGCGTATTCGATTGTATTGCGGTAGCAACAGAACCGGAAGAGTTAACTATGGAAAACTTGGACTGGTTAGAACGCGAGTTTTTCACTTACTTAAATGATAGTCAAGAATTTAATATAACACATTTATTTATTAACACTTAAATCTAATTTATGCACACGTTAGCAAAAAATCAACATCACAACACGAGATTGATTTATGATTTTTTAGAAAAGGCGTATCCTGGTGGTAAACCTTCATTTCACAAATTAGTAGAGGACAACATCATCAACGGCACACAACTGATCGAACTTGCAGTCAGTCGTGTTAACGATATCGAAATGTGTCCTGTTGGTTACAACCGTGATTTAGTAGACGATTCAGATGTAAAGACAGTAACTATTTTAAAAGACGAATCGATAAAACGCACAGTTTTAAAGGACGGTAGAAAACGACGTTATAAATCGGTATCGTATGTTGCTAAGATTGCTGATGTCGATAAAAAATACGGCGTGCTTCGTGTGATTGCATGGAACCCGTTTGCAGAAAAATATCACTATTTTAAAATACCACCTTCGGCAATTTTAGGTTTGAAGAAAGTCACAATGACATTCGATCCTGCAAACGATTTCGAAGCAACCGGTAAATATTCGAAATACGAAGTATCATCATTCGATGAGGTTGGTAGTAAATTAACACTGCGTGAAGTTGTAGACACTATTGTTTGCAATATTACACCGGCAAATATCGATTCTAAAATCGATCAATTACTCGAAATGATTACAAACGATAGTATTTCACAAATCAAAGAAAAGTTTTTGAGTTAATATGAAACCTAAAAAAGTCAGCCCGAAAGATATTTTCGACTGGGAAGATTTAGATGCGGTATCGGCAATAACCAACATAAAAGATAAGATATCGCAAAAAATAAATAGAATTGAAAAACAGTTTTCTAAAAAAAAGAAACCTAAAAACAAGTTAGATGCGTAACAAATCAATAGAAGATTTCGACAAGACGCTACCAATTGTAGAGGTATACACTGCTGTACAGGGTGAAGGCTCAAGAGCAGGTATGCCGACAATTGTGATACGTACAACAGGTTGCACACATCGATGTTGGTTCGGTGAACAAGGTGGTTGGTGCGATTCTTGGTATACATCGATTCATCCTGAAAAGGGTAAATACACTATCAATGATATTATCAAAATGTATGATGCGAATCCTCACATTTCAGAAATGATGTTGACAGGAGGCGCACCGACAATGCATCCTGCAATTGTAAATACACTGAATAACTTTTGTCATGAACGTGGTATTGTAATGACAATTGAAACTGAGGGTTCTCATCGGATAGATTTCACAGACAAGCCTATTGGTTTAGTTTCAATATCACCTAAATTCAGCAATTCAGTACCTAAATTAGGTATTAAAACTCCTCAGGGTGCAACGGTAGACCAAAAGATGATCGACCAGCATAATAAATTCAGATTGAATTTCGATGCGATTAAATACAACATGGAAACGCATACAGATTATCATTTGAAGCCTGTTGTGAATCCGATTCAAGATCCTGAAATTTGGTCTGAAGTTCAAACGTTTTTAGACGAGTTAGGCGCACCTAAATCGAAAACTTATATTATGCCTCCTGGCGACAACAGAGCGGCACTGTTTTTAAGTTATGGTGATGTTATGAATTTTTGTAGAGACACTGGTTATAATTTTACAGGCAGACCTCACATAATTGCCTTTGACACTGAAAGATGCGTATAATATGAAAATGATACCAATAACAAAAGTAACGGGCTATACGATTAACATATACGTCGGTTTGAAATGTAAACAGACCGGCGTTATTCGCCCAATACAAGATGCGGAAAAGATCGCTCAAAAATGGGTAGATCGTGTAGGTCAGTGTGTAACTGTAACGCCGACCCGGTATGTTTACACAAATGGTGCCGAAGACGGTGCAATTATCGGATTTATACACTACCCAAGATTCCAATCAGATCGAGTCAAACTTAAATCGCAAGCATTAGAACTTGCCCATGAACTCATGTACGGATTAGACCAGTGCCGCGTATCGGTCGATTTCCCTGATGAGACATTAATGTTAACAAACGGTAAATACAAATAAGATGATAGACACTTTTTTAGATTCGTTAGGATGGGTATCGACTGTTCTAATCCTATGCGGATACTATTTCAATTCAGTCGATAAGAGAAAAACTGCATTTGTTACATGGATAGTCGGAGACTTAGGATGGGTCGTATACGATGTATTCATCATGAACTGGAGTCACATGGTTCTTAGTTTTGTAATTATCGTACTGAATTTATACGGTATGTATGTTGGAGATTATTTTAAAACAGATAAAACAGATTCTGATGTCGTTGGAAATTAGTAGAAACATGTCATTACGCGAGTATACGAGTCTTACAGGTCGTACAAACGCACCATTGAATAAACCTTACTCCGACCTCACATCACTGCACATGGTGATGGGAATGGCAACCGAAGTAGGCGAACTTACCGATCAATTTAAAAAGAATTTAGCATATGACAAACCGATCGACTGGTTCAATGTCGAAGAAGAATTGGGAGATCTTTTATGGTACATTTCCGAGTTTTGCAATGCGAATAAGATCGATCTGACACATGTATTGGCTAAAAATATTGCGAAGTTACGTGCAAGGTATCCTGAGAAATTCACAACCGATAACGCAATCAATAGAAATTTAGATGCTGAACGTGAAATGCTTGAAGGATAATTTGGAATTCTCAAATATTTTTCGTATGTTTGTGCATACAAAATTTATAATATGGCAAGAGTGAATGTTGGTGTCAATCCTATGTTTCTATCAGACCAGCACTTAATTGCAGAATCTGTAGAGATCACAATGATAACAGGCAGTTTTCGTAAGAACGAGTATCGTATAGTTTCAGAAATACCTAAACAATTTTCATTAGGTAAAGGTCACATGAACTTTTTCAAAGACAAGTTATTGTATCTTAAAGATAGACTCGATTCAGTCAACACTGAGATGAAACGCAGAGGTTTTAATGCGACAACTCAAATCGACAATGTGATTACAGAGGCACCTAAAAAGTATCTGAATAACTGGAAACCATCGTATAAAGATTCAGTAGATATACGTCTACGAATTGCATCAAGATTGCACACACGAACCAACGGTAAACCTGGTCAAGGGTTTTATCGGTATAGTCGTGTAGCCATTCCAAATATCGACAATTTTTCACGTAACGTTATAAAATCAAAATTGCACTATGTTTAATGACAAAATGTTAAAATACGCAAATAGCAATGTTCCGTTCACTGAGGATGAACGTAAATCGATGATCGACGATGCTGCAAAGGCATACGAGGTATTTATGGACACATTGCGTATCGATTGGCGAAATGACCCGAATAGTTCAGATACACCAAGACGTGTAGCAAAATCATTTATCAACGATTTGGCTGAAGGGTGTTATACGAATGCACCGAATATTACAGCATTCGATAATGTAGATTGTTATGATGGCATGGTATTTCAAGGTAATATCGATGTCAAATCGATCTGTTCACATCATCACTTACCGTTTGTAGGTAGAGCGCATGTCGCATATTTACCAGGTGATAAGGTAATTGGGTTATCGAAATTGAATCGTATTGTTGAATGGTTTGCACGAAGACCACAGGTACAAGAGAATCTTACAATGCAAATACATAACTATATCGATTCGGTTTGTGGTGGAAATAAAGGGGTTGCCGTTGTCATTGAAGCGAATCATATGTGCGCGTGTATTAGAGGCGTACGTCACGATTCTACAATGATGACGAGTAAACTAAGCGGTGCGTTTCTCAACACACATGAAGTACGAGATGAGTTTTATTCATTTATAAATAGGTTGAAGTAATGAAAGATCTATTCAGTCCTGGTCCAGTGAATTCAAGGTGGTATATCGAAATCGACTTCCATCACAGATCGAAACAGTTTCATAATCTATATGAGGACAAATGCGATCTAATTCGTGATTCGTATTTCAGTATGGATGATGCGGACTACGATGTGATTCTTACACAAGGGTCTGGTACGTCGGCAATTGAAACTGCGGTTAACGGATTAACGGCTTTTAGAAATGTATTAATACTTTCAAACGGTACATTTTCAGAAAGGATAGTTGATATGTGTACACGTGTAAGTCGCAATGCAAATATAACTGTCGCTACAAATGAAACCGATGCGATGCGTAAATTGGAGACCGGTAAATTCGAAGTATTCATTTGTGTTTGTTTTGAAACGAGTGTATCGAAGAAAAATAAGATTGATGCACTGATTGAAGAATGTAATAGGATCGGTGTTATAAGTATCGTCGACATGGTATCTGCCTTAGGATTTTACGATCCTACACCGGCATCGGTAATCTGTTCAAGTACTGCGAAAATATTACGTGGTTTACCAGCACTTGGAATATTGGCGTATCGTAAAGAAATTGAAAAACTGATAGATGGTTCGACTGGATTCTATTTGAATTTTAGAAGATACATCGATTCGAAACGTAATAGAGAAACACCTCACACTACAATGTTACCTCAAATTTTGAGTATCGATGCGAACAATTTCTGTACAAAGGAACAGATCGAAGAAAATTGTGCAGCGATAAAAGATAACGGTGCATATCAATTTTTAGGTGAACGAGTTGCACCTGTATTGACATTTGCATTTAACGACAAACGAGTGATGCGGAATGTAATCGACGAAATTCAGAAACATGATATTAACATATACTATAATTCAGTGTATATGAAAGATAAATTTCAGATCGGTATGTTTAATCATGCAGTTGAAAAATACGAAAATCTAAACAAGATAATACAAAAAGCATGCAACAAAAAATATTGATCGAAATATCAGGAGGTGCAGATAGTATGTTAGCTGCATTGAAAGCAATCGACAAGTACGGAACTGGTTGTGAATATCATGGCGTGTTTCTTAACTACGGTCAAGTGCCACTTAATATAGAATGGAAAAAGGCCCGTGCATTTTGCGATCGTATGGGAATAACATTGCATGAGATTGTATCACGTGGACTGTTTACGACAGGTGCAGTCAATGGTGAGCATAATGTCGGTGAGGTTTCAGATGTGTATACACCTTTACGTAATTTAGTAATAGGTGCAATTGCAGCATCTCTTGCAGAACGTTTAGGTGCATCTGTAATTGTATCAGGCAGTAAAACATTGAATCTTGACGGTACGCCTTGGTCGTTTACTGATTCGACATTAGGATTCTATTTACACATGGATGCGATGTTGAACTATTTGACGCATGGTAAAATAAAAACAGATCCTATACTGATGGAAAACCGCAATACAAAGATGACAAAATGGGAAGTATACGATGAATTGAAAGCATACGGGTTTACCATAGATGATATGTGGAATTGCTTCAATTCAGACACAGAAAAGTGCGGACACTGTAATAATTGTAAAACATTAAATGAATATATAAATGCAAGATCGTAGTTTATTTTATTTTCCTGCTTGTAGTGCAGGACCTATTGCGGCAGCAATGAAAAAAGATCAGTGGACGCCGAACCGTAAATTGTCGTTCAGATACTATTCAGATGAGTATCCTGAGGAATATCGTATACCTGCATATCTCACAACAGCCGGACACTGTTATAAAACTGAAAACTATATCGAAGCATTCGGTTTTCCTAAAAGTAGTACGATATTCGGTGACTCTGGTGGTTTTCAGATCGCCATGGGTAAACTGCAATACACAGACGAATTACGTCACAGAATTTTTAGATGGTTGGAGGACAATTCAACAATAGCTGCAAATTTAGATATACCACCCAAAGTAACTAAGTCGGGCCACTTCGATGAATGTTTGGATATTAGTTACAATAATTTCAAATACTTCGAACAGAACCAAACTGGTAAGGTCAAGTTTCTAAACGTTCTTCAAGGTTTGACCGAACAGAAATATTCTGCATGGTATAATAAGGTAAAGGGTTTTGAATTTAATGGATGGGCCATAGGTGTTGCTCAACGTACTGCACCGTTGTATCAAATCTTAGCATCGACAGTTGTACTGATGGAAGGTAAAGAACACGAAAATAAAAACAACGAGTGGATTCACTTTTTGGGTGTCACTGCTACTGAAGAACTTGTATATCTTACACAGTTACAAAAATCGATGAACGATATCGGTTCACATATTCAGATATCGACCGACTCGTCAACACCTAATATTCAAGCGAAATTCGGTGGCATGTTTATACCAAGAGGATGGAACTGGCAAGTCATACACGTTCCAAGAGACATCACACTGAAAGGTGGTAAGATCGACTATTCACAAGGTGGTATATTTCCTCCAGTGAATAATAAAATCGGTGAGATCTTACGTGAGGAATATAAAGATACCGATATTATCGGTCAGTTCAAGTCAGAAGCATATGCTGCAATTGTACTCTACAATCTGTCGGTATTCAAAGATACTCAGGAATTACTACACAATTTGGTTAGATGTGATGACTATTTCCAAGAACAAATCTTACCAAAAGATATTTTTAGAAACCTTAAACTGATCGATAAGATTATAAAATCTGACAATCCAAGAAAAGAGTTTCAACGAATGTTACCTAATTTATCTCAACAACGTCCTGTTGGTTCAACGACAGCCGGTCAACACACATTTTTCGTATAATGTATAGATCGATATATTATGATGAACGGAAAGAGAAGATACATTTGTGGGGCGATGGTGAACACAACGATGTAGGTTACACGGTTCATGATTATGAACCTTATGCGTATATGATTGACCGTGATGGTGATTCAATTACTATCGATGGTTATCGATGTAAAAAGGTGAAAGACTGGTCAGATGATTCAATTAAAATGGGCCTTGTATACGAGCATAACGTATCACCTGCAACAAGATTCCTTATTGATCGTTATGCAGATTCAGATGAGGTGTCGAAAGATACTAAAATACTATACATCGACATAGAGGTTGCCAAAGAAGAAAAGTACAGTACACCAGAAGATGCAGACAATACAGTCACTGCGATAACCTATTTCGCCACCGGAGATCCTCACTATACATGTTTATTGTTAGATACGCATAGAGACGCACAGGAATACATGACAACGATCGATATAAATGGTGCATCGGTTACTGCTAAAATCAAGACATATAAAAACGAACGTGATGTGTTGATGTCGTTCATGAACGCATATCAAAAAGTCGGTCACAATATAATCACTGGTTGGAACGTAGAGTTTTTCGATATGCCGTATTTGTATAATCGAATTGTAAAAATATTCGGTTACGATGTTGCGAACTCGTTAAGTCCTGATGCTAAACTTGTAAAAAAGAAATTCACAAACAGTGGTGAACTGATATCGATTGCAGGTGTTACGGTGCTTGACTATTTGAATCTCTATAAAAAATTCACATATATCGAACAATCGAATTACCGTTTGAATACAATTGCGAAGTTCGAATTGGGGCGTGGTAAGGTAGAATACGAGGGCGATTTGGACCATTTGTATAATACCGATATTGTGAAGTTTGCCGAGTATAATATTGTAGACGTCGAATTGGTTGTAGCATTGGAAAACAAATTAGAACTGATTATGACTGCGTTAGGTCTATGTCATAAAGGACATTGCGCACACCAGGATATTCAGTTCACAAGCGCATATTTGGATGGCGCAGCCCTTACGTATTGTAGGCGTAACGGATTAATCGCTTCGGCAAATAAATCACAACGTGAAGACCAAGCACAAGGAGCCTTTGTTAAACAACCTACACCAGGACTATACAAATGGGTGTATGATTTGGACCTAACGTCACTGTATCCGATGAATATGATTACCTTGAATATTTCACCGGAAACAAAATATTGTAAGATACATGGTTGGGACGAAGAGGAATATGTTAAGGGTACAGAACGCACGTATCGATTAGAGTTTTATCGTGACAACACAGTCACTGGCGAATTCGACGATTTCTTTAAAGTGAAAAAAACGACTGAGACTGAAATTGTCGGATCTGCTGCACTGAAACAGTATCTTATCGATAACAATCTATCAGTAGCATCGAACGGTGTCACATACACATTAGAGAAAGATGGCGTAATACCTGCAATTCTAAAAGTATGGTTCGACGATAGAAAAAGATTCAAGGATCTACGTAAAGAGGCAGAACGCGATGGCGACATGAAACTTGCCGCATATTACGATCGTAAGCAGTTAATTACAAAAATCTTGCTTAACTCGTTTTATGGTGTATTGTTACTGCCGTCATTTAGATTCTATGATAAGGCAAATGGTGAAGCGGTTACGTTAACTGGGCAGTCGGTTATTCAGTGGGCAACGAGAGCAGCCGATTTCTTTTACAACAAAGAATTAGGAACAACGGACAAGTCGTATTGTATATACACCGATACGGATTCGATATTCGAACCTCTTGAACCGTTGTTTGTTCACCGCCACGGCGTAATGGAATCTTATACTGATGATGAAATTGTTGCGAAATCGAAAGACATAATAAATGATGTGCAGACATTTGTTAACGGTTCGTATTCAGCATACGCAAAACGGTATCATAATGTCGATACTCATAGATGGGATATTAAGCAAGAGCTGATTGCGAAACGTGCATTTTGGGTAGGTGCGATTAGTACAAAAACCAAACAGTTCGAAGGTGTAAAGAAACGTTATGCACAATGGATCGTCGACAAGGAAGGCCATCGAGTTGACCATATGGATGTGAAAGGGTTAGATGTAGTGCGTTCAAGTTTTCCTGAAAAGTTCAGATCATTCATGGATGAGATATTGCGTGATATATTACACGACGCCGATAAAGAATCGATGAATGAAAAGGTGCGTAAATTCAAATCGAAATTGAATTCGGTCGAAATACACGAACTGATGTTGCCGACCGGTGTAAAAGATGTAGAAAAATGGCATACTGGAATATTCGGTAAACGCCAAAAAGGTACTCCTGTACACGTAAAGGCCGCAATGAATTATAACGATTTATTAGATTTAGATAAGAATTACACAATACCTCATATACAGGACGGTGAAAAAATCTTGTGGGGCTATCTAAAACAGAACAAGTATAATTTCGACACGATGGCATTGAAAGGTTTTGAAGATCCTAAAAATATACGAGACTTTGTCCATGCACACATCGACAGAGATGCGATATTTGAAAGCGTGTTGAAAACAAAACTAACGAATTTCTGGTTAAGTTTAGGATGGGGTGAAATTGTTCTCAACGATCTGTCAAATAAATTTTTTAAATTTTAGTGAAAATATTTGGTTATCTTAAAAAAAATACGTATATTGGTTTAAATTAAATTTTATGAAAAAGGAAAAGTTAGTAAATTTTATAAGCAAGTATTCATTAGGTGGTCTTTGTAACCAGGTCAGAATCACGTCGAAGGATCGTAAATTATTGACAAGTTTTGCAACAGACCAAAAGGATCTATTAGGGTTTGTTGTTGTAAATGATGTCGATGTGAAACATCCTGGTGATACGACTCTTGGCGATGAATTCGAGTTCGGTGTATTCAACACAACGACAATATCGAAAATATTATCGGCAATGCAAACCGAAGTTGAGGTATCGTTTAATCAAGACTTAGGTAAAGTGGTATCAATGGATATAATCGATGACATTATGTCAGGTCAGATAATGTTAGCCGATTTGGATATTATTGAAACACCACCTTCGATAAATCAATTGCCACCTGTTGATGTGAAATTGAATGTTAATTCGATAACAATCGATCAGTATATCAAAGCAAAAAACGCATTGCCTGATAGTGAGGTTGTGGCATTTATTCAAGATGGTGACGATGTGAATTTAGTAATTAACTATGCAGAGCACAACACCGATAAGATTACATTGGCACTATCAGTCGACTCGATTGACGGATCTATACCTGCAATGAAATTCAATTCGAATACGATAAAAGAGATATTTGCAGCGAATAAAGACTGTACGACAGGTAGTATCGAATTAAGTTCACAAGGTCTGATGACAATTAAATTTGCAGGTGATGGATTCAGTACAAAGTATTTATTAGTAATGATACAATAAAAAGGAAGTTATGGTAGAAACAGGCAAGTACAATGTTTTATATACGAGTGGTGAAATCGAAACGAGAATCAAATCGATGGCGACACATATAAACTCGTATCATAAAGAAAGCCCACTTAAAAGTACATGGGTATGTGTTTTAGATGGAGGGTATCGATTCTTCAGTGATATTACACGATATTTAGCATTCGATGCGCATGTAGACTTTTGTAAAGTTACCTCTTACACTGGTACTGAAAAATCAGGAAACACACGATTACAACGTTTCACTGATGCAGACGGCAACGACTTACATATAGAACCTAACCAGCGCATTTATATATTCGACGATATTGCAGATAGTGGTGAGACCGCAAAACTTATTGCGGAATACTACGAGGCAAACGGCGCACCGGTCGAATTAGTATTATGCACATGTGCAAGACGTAAAACGACACCGGTTGAAGAACTGCGAAAATATTATTCAGAAGTTTGGAGTTTATTCGAATTAGAAGACGAATGGTTGGTTGGATATGGTATGGATAATCCTCATGGTTATATGCGACAGATTCCGTCAATACTAAAAATGAAAAACGATGATTGAATTTTTAAGACATGCGACTGGATTATGCGGTGAAGGTCATCCCAATTTACTATTAGGTGCCGGTGGTTTAGTTGTAGCGTATCGTTATTGTTGGTGTTGGTTACGTATGAAATTCGATTCGAAACACGAGTGTACGCATGACAAAGAATAAGAAATTCAAAAAAGGTCAGTTAGTACAACATATCGACGATGGTCGACTTTTCATATTCGTTAAATACGCGGCACCTAAAAGAGCACATTTAGTCGAGTTAGACAATTACGGTGACCCTGTTGGTATTATATTAACAGAACACCGATATTTAGAGACACCTAAAAAGTATCCTGACACATTCAAAATTGTATTAATAAATTAAGCATTAAAAATAGTTTTATGAGAACAGATGGACAAATGTATTTTCGAGTAGATGTAGAGATTAAGTCAGAATCGAATACCGGAAAGTACAAAAAAAGTACCGAACAGTATTTGACATTGGCAACAGGAGTTACTGAAGCAGAAGCACAGGTAATTAAAAATTTCACGACAGTAGGTGATATTCGTGATTATCGCGTGAAGAATGTTTCAGAAACCAAAATTGTCGAAGTTGTATAATTTCTAACAACGTATGAACATATTTGTTATAGATAATGCATCAGGTGGTTTGTCATACGATATTCGATGGCAACTTGTTTGTGACGAATTACGTACACTTGAAAATGTAGAATCGGTAACCTTTATTAAAGGGCACCGTAACAAAGATTACATGTTTAGTAATTTCTATTCTGCATCGACACTATCTACGAATATGGTTCACCATTTGCGTAATTACGCCAAAAAAGGATCTGTATTCATTTTTCCGAACGCACGAGACCCTCTAACAATTACACTAAAGGAATACAGTGAAGCATTCGATCTTGATTTTAAATTGATAGGTTTTTGGAACGATGGTTCTTTCTATCAACATGGAGATCTAAGAACAAAATTGCGTGGCAAAAATTACGACTGGTCCGACAGGTTCGAAAGATCTTTAGTTGCATGTTACGACTATAATCTTGTGACTGTCGAATCGAAACTACACACTTTCCGGCGAATCTATAGTGGTAGGTGGCAAAATAAAATAATGTTTTGTCCCCTACCCTTTAGTTCTGTAGTCGATAATATTCGAAAGAGTGTTGCGGATTATGACATTGTAAAAGAAGATTTGATCGTAATGAATACGACGCCTGATTCTACACATGACATCAAATTATTTGAGGCACTGCAAAAAGAATTCACGTCATTTGCGTTCATAAATTTATATCAAGCGAATCTATCACCGGCAGAATATCGAAAAGTTTTAGCACGTGCAAAAATATTGTTTTCGATAAATCAGGCAGATTCGGATCCGTATTATGTTTTAGAATCGATGGTGTTAGGATGTATACCAATATTACCTGATATACCGATTTATGCAGAACTGTATAATTCCAAATGGTTGTATCCAAATAAATTGACCAGGCCACCTTATATAAATTTCATTCGTGAGGGTGAAATTATACGAGAAAAAATTTGGAATATTCAGGAAAATTACGTAAATTTGAATATTGCAGAAGAGACTGAAAAAATCATTGAACGGCATTTCAGTTCAGATACATTTAAACAAATAATAAAAAATTTAGCAGAATGCAAGAAAACGTAATTACACACTCGTTATGGACAGAGAAGCATCGTCCACATAAATTAGCCGATTATATCGGCAATGAAAACCTAAAAGAAACTGTCCAACGTTATATCGATCAGGATGATATTCCTCACTTGTTATTACATGCAAGAGCAGGTACCGGTAAAACAACATTAGGTAAGATAATCACAAACACAATCGATTGCGATGTGTTATATATCAATGCATCAGATGAAAACAATGTCGATACTATACGTACAAAGATAAAATCCTTTGTATCGAGTGTAGGTTTCAAGAAGTGGAAAATTGTGTTTCTTGATGAGGCCGATTATCTAACACCAAACGCACAGGCAGTACTGAGAAACATGATGGAGCAGTACTCAAGAAAGTCACGGTTCATATTGACATGTAACTATCCTGAGAAAATAATCGATCCGATTCAGAGTCGATGTACAGTATTCGAAGTCTATCCACCATCTAAAAAAGATGTAGCGATTCGTCTTGTCGATATATTGAAACAGGAAAATGTGCAGTTCGATATGAAAGATGTCGGTATAATTATAAATAACAGTTATCCTGATATTCGTAGAGTCATCGGTTCAACACAACGTCAAATCGTCAATGGTGAATTGAAATTGACAAAGCAATCTGTGATGGAGGTCGATTACATGAATAAGATTTTAGATGTGTTGAAATCGAAATCTACATCAAAGGACATGTTTACAAATATCAGACAGATTGTTGCCGATAGTAAAGTCAGAACGTTCGATGATTTATATCGATTCCTGTACGATAATATCGAACAGTATGCAAAGGAAGGAACTCAGGCGGCTATAATACTTGAAATTGCAAAAACAATGCGTGAAGATGCAATGTGTGTCGATAAAGAAATCAGTATTATGGCTATGTTTATTGGTATAATCTCACATTTAAAATAAAAGGAAGTTATGGATTTACACGGAATTTCACCGGCACAATTATTATCACAGTCGACACCGGAAGTTTGTTCGAATTGCGATGGTAGGTTTTTCGCACAGACATTCATGTTTCGACGTGTTTCAAAAATTTTAGTCGGGTCGCCACAAGACCAACTGGTGCCGATACCGGTTTTCAGATGTGACGACTGCGGTACACCAATTGGTGATATGATGCCTGACGAAGACCAATTAGTTAATGATACTAAATTGATAGACCTTGGCGAAAACTAATACTGTAAAAGGTAAAACAATATTCGACCTACTAAGCTGTCTATTCGATAAAAAAACGAAATGGAACGATCTATCAGATGTTGACCAGAAGCAATTCAGTCCGTATATGATAAATCGTTTCATTTCAATGGATCCTGATTATATCGAAACGGTAAACTATTTACAACAATATACACTTACCGGTATGCGACCTAAGGATGTTTACAACTTGTATCTTGATTTACTACCTAAAAAGAAGTTTTGGGCAAAGTATATAAAATCAAAATCAGAAGAGGATAGTAAAATATCGAAAAGACTTATAGAATTTTTGTCACAGCAAGAACAATGGTCGACATCGGAAACCTACGATAATTTGTCGTTCATATTCGAATCGGCAAACGGAACACAGATACTAAAAGACTACTTGAGAATGTATGGAATCAGTGAAGCAGAAGCAATTAAAGTATATGGTATACCTAAAAAATAATCAAGATGAGTCTTACGTATGCAAGTGGCGTATTCGGTTTAGTTGTGGAAAAAGAAATCAACTGGGAAACCGAAAAAATCGTATCGTTTAGTCAATACACGAAATATAAAAAATGTCCCAAACAGTGGGAGTTGCGATACGTAAGAAAACATAAAGTACCTTCACAATCGATAAGTTTTGTATACGGTACTGCAATGCACCGTGTATTGCAAGAATTCATTCATGCATGTTATGTACGAGCCGTAAAGGTTGCAAACGAAATGGATCTCAGCAAACGTCTTATGGAGTTGATGAAAGAAGAATATCAACTTGCAGTAGAGCAGCACGGTTCACATTTTTCGACCAAAGAGGAACTTGCTGAATATTATAAAGATGGTTGTGAAATATTACGGCACATAAAATCTAAAAGAACCGCATACTTTTCAACAAAAGGTGTCAGTTTAGTCGGTGTAGAATTACCGTTGACAGTTACCGCAGATCCGAAACGGCCGACTGTATTATTACAACAGCATTTAGATTTGGTGTTTTACGATAAGACATCGAAGCGATATACGATATTAGATATAAAGACTGCTAAAAAAGGTTGGAATAAATGGAAACGTCAGGACAAAACGACTACAGATCAATTGGTGTTATATAAAAAACATTTCTGTGAAAAGTTCAATATCGATCAAGATAAGGTCGATATTGTATATTTTATATTGCGCCAAAAGATCGATGAAGATAGTTTATGGCCTATAAAACGTGTCGCTCAGTTTTCACCAGCATCCGGCAAAGTTTCGATGCGGTCACTCGAAAAATCGTTTCAAGAATTTATCGATTCATGTTTCGATAAGGACGGTAATTATATCGATAAGAGTCATCCTGCTTTTATGGGAAAGGGCGGATTCAATTGCAGATTTTGTGAATACGAAGAGATGACTGATTTGTGTCCAAGAGAAAATAGAATCGAACATGTATAGTATTGCGATAATCGGTAGCAAAGATTATGTCCGTGAAAGTAAAGTCGCTTCGTTTGTCAAACGAATACGTGACCAATTCGGCAATACAGCAACTATACTTTCAGGTGGTACCGATCAGGGTGCTGAACGGTGGGCTAAAAAATACAGTTTAGATTTCGGACTGCGCTACAAAGAATAC